TGGTGAGCTAATAGCTTTATCTTCGGGTTTCTCTTTTCCGAACTCGAAGCCAAATACCTTAATTGCCATTTTATATCCTATGTTCTGGGTTTCTTTTTACTACTTAGTGGTAAAGATTAGTGACTGTTTAACGACTATCTAGTGGTATCCATTGTTCTTCTTCAGTGGAACAATCATTGAACATTGATGCAGGGAACATAACCTCCAGCTCCTCTGCTCTTCGTTCTTCATATTCACTTAAGTAGTCGAACTCAACAATCTCTTTAAACGAGTCTTGGGTTACCAACCAGCCCAACAATGCTAGTGCCATAACAGTGTCATCATGTTTGCCTTGCTCTGCTGAGAACGACCCATTTGGCTTCTGGACGAAATTGTAGAATTCCTGAATTGTTTCGTAGTCGTTTAATACTAGCTTCCCAGTATCTAATAGACTCTTTAGGCTGACCAAGGAAGTGTCTTTAATCTTAGAGCTAACATGGAGTCCAAGTCTAAAGGCACCATTGTATCCCATTAAGACCTGCTTGGATTCTTTTTGTGCAATTGTTAATAGATTGTCATACTCAAAGTCATTGTAGATTCTGCTGGGAACCTCAGCACCATAGTTCAACTCAAAGAACAAATAAGCATTGTTATACTGTTTAGCAATATGAATAGCAATTTGTGGCAACTGGATTAATGCGGTGGAGTTGCTTCGGAAGATTGCGACTTGCTCAAATGATCCTTTGAGGATTTTGATGACATGTCCAATAGTATAGTCACCCCCAGTACCAGAAGCCAGGTCCCATAAAACAACATACTTTGAATCCTTTCTTGGTTTTTGATATACAGTAAATGTCTCCGAAGACTCGTCTAAGGGACTCTTGGCCGTGAGTTTGTCTAGTGTAGCTGCATCTAGCAATGTTTGACTAGACCCAATGAATTGACATCCATAGTTTTGGTTGAAGTAGATCAACCCATGAGTCTGGATGATCTTTTGTCGCCATTCTTCATTGCGCTCAGGTAGGCAATCCCACGGCACTTCTTGAATTTTAAACTCTGATTGATGTGCGCGTCCCTTCTTAACAATGTCATACCAGTGGTTCATTCCATTTGGCGTTGATGTTAGAATGATGTTAGCATTTGGGTCAGAGCTTACAGTTGGTAAGACAGAGTCTGCGAAATCTCCCCACTTATCAATAAATGCACACTCATCGACATAGAGTGTACTATGTGAGACGCCAGGATTCAGTTGATCAACCCCACCCACAAAAGAGAAGCCACGAAATGCGTCACCATTGGTTGCACTGGTGATAGCTTTACTTCCATTCTCTAGGTAGACTGATTTAACATTCCACTTGACCACTCCCTGCTGAAGCCAGATTGGTAATTTGTTAAATGTTTGCTTTAATTTGTGTAGAACTTCATTCGCACCCTTTTCAACGTTAGCACAGATACCAATTGAAGTATCTTGGGTGAAGTTTAAACTCCAAAGGAATTTCAAGGAGGATGCTGTTGTTTTACCCAGCTGCCGTCCAGCTAGTAACCCCAATCGTTTATCAGTAAAGGAATTAATAATAAATTCTTCTTGATAGTCACGTAGTTCTGGAGCATCCCAGCCTTTTTTGGTTAGGACTTTACAATAGTTGAAAATGAAATAGTGCAAATCTGTTGCAGATTTATAGATCTCTTCCAAGTGATATTGATTTAAGGGCAATTGGCAGAATGCGGGTTTCAGCTCTCTGTTACCATTAAAGGCAACACGATTACCAGCAATATCTAAGTAATAGCCTTCTTCGTCTCTAGGGATTTCTAGCAAGGAGTCGTCTGGCTTTGAGTCTAGTGGATAGATTTTCCACGGGATTTTCTTAGTTTCTTGTTCCATATTCTTTCAAGTCTTTGCTAAATAAATTAGTACCAATCGCGGGATGGCCGTCCCCATTGGTTGTACTCATTCCAAAATAAACAAAGGAGGCTTATAATGAGCACCAATAGTATTTATGGGGTTAGCCTAGCCTATACAGACAATAGTGGTAAATTTCACTATGTTTATCGCATCACCAACCTAGTAGAGAACAAGCACTACTATGGATCTAGAACTTCTAATGTCCATCCACACAAAGACCTAGGTGTCCGCTACTTCAGTTCAGCATCTAAAGAGTTTAGACAAGATCAGAAAGCTAACCCACAGAACTATATCTACAAGATCATTCAATGTTTCCAGACTAGGAAAGAAGCCATTCAAATGGAAATGGCACTCCAGACCAAATTTCAAGTTCAAACCAACCCAAACTTCTACAACAAGTCAATTCAAACCTCAACAGGATTTGACACCACCGGGATGGTAGTTGTTATTGATAAAGAAGGGCACCCACAAATTGTTCCAGTTGATCATCCATCATCCAGATTTCCTTAGTGGGGAGTTAGTTGGTATCAACAAAGGATTTAAAAGCATTTACAACCCAGAGACAGGAGAAACTGCTAAGATTAGAAACAGTGAGGATCTGCCAGAAGGCTGGGAGTTTGGTAGTGGTCTAATCAAGTGCTATTGTCCAGAGACATTAGTCAACTATCACTTCAAATGCACCGATGAAATACCAAATCATTTGGTCCTGGGAGTTGCTGTTGAGGACAAGCATGGTCGTGTTCTAATTAGGCTTGAGGACCAGGATGGGAAAGTTCTTCACAGGATGCAAGTTAAGCCTGAGCTAGTCGAGAGCTATTTAAAAGAGGGTTGGACTCTTGGATGGGAACACAATCCAACCCTAGGCAAGAAATGGATCCATCGAATTGAAGACAATAGAATCGCTGAGCAGAAGAAGGTGCACTTGGATCAACTAGAGCTCTACCTCGATCAGGGATGGATTGTAGGTAGAGGTGAAACACCAACAGTAGGATTGAAATGGATCCATCAGAGAGATTCAGATGGTAGAATTGCAAATAGGAAAAGAGTCAAACCTGATCAACTAGAATTTTACATTAATCAGGGGTGGACTGTGGGCAATTGCCAACTAGGATAAAGGTAGCTTAGGATTGATCACAGCATACCAAGTATCAGTTGAGTTTCTCTTGTAAAATGTGCCATCTAGTTTCACATTCTTCATCCACGCATCTACAAAGGCATCATCACCAAAGGCACGAACAAGGTCAACTTGGAGGTGTCTAATCTGGCTATCCTTTAGATGTTTTGCAAGTTGTTTAATGTGATCTTCAGTAACATCGTCTTCTTCGCCAACTTCAATGTAGTCGGACACCATGTAGAACATAGCTTCTTTGTTCTGTGGCCAAAGTGTAATTAAGAGATTAGTGAGCTTTGTTCCTAATTTCCCAGCAGGAGAGAAGCTATCAATGAACTTTGATGGGTCTAGTGTAATTGTTGTTACAATTTGGCCATAGGTTTTTGTTGTTTCTTCGTCTGTAGCAAAATAAATCCCAATCCCGTATTCAGCGTTACCAACGTTCATGAATTTTGGATCAATCTTCTTTAGTTTAGCGGGGCCACCGTGGTAAGCAGTGACTAAGTTGGACTCATTTAAGAATTCTAGGAATGTTTTCAATTAACACCTTCTCTCATAGCTTTTAATACATCGTTCAGGCTCAGTCCAGTAACCCCCGCATTTACTTGGGTATTATTAACAGTACCAACATTCACTTGTTTCTGAGCAACCTTTCTAAGTTCCCGCAGTTCCTTCAGGGCACCTATTTTAGAATTAGCGAGTTCCCCCAGGACACGATAAGCACCTTGGTTTTCTGATAGCTCACCTATCACAGCAACTTTATCAATTGCATCATCAAGCTGTTCAATTGTGTCCTTAATCTTATCCTCAATCCAATCAGCAGTTCTAGCATATTGCTGTTCTTCTGCTGTTGGCTCTTGTGAGTTAGTTGGTATCACATTATAGTGCGGTTGAGGTTCAACACCCAAGGCAGATTCTAGTCCTTTAAATGGAGTAATGTTAGTCTTACTCATTTGTAGCGTTCTCAGTAATAGCTTGACTAATTTCTTCCTTAGCAAATCCCCATTCATTCATATTAATATTAGCAATATCAATAACACCGATTGAGCCAGTTTGAACTGGGCTAAACAAGAATCCTTGTAGAGTGAAGCCTAGTGTCCACTGGTAGATAGTATCATCTGCCAAGTCACCTTCGTATTGGAAGTCGTTTGATACTTCATCCAAAATAATCGTAACATCTGTCTCAAAGTCTGGGTATTGTTCAAATGGTTTAATTCTAATAGTCAAGCTAGGTTGGAAGTGTGGCAAGATTTGTTCAATAATCTGTAAACAGTCTTGGATATCAGTTGCAATTAGATAAAGTTGAAAATTGAAGTTATATGGAACAAAGTTTCTAGCCCAATCAATCTGCTTCACACCATTTTGCATAGTAGAACCAAAGCTATGGATAGATTGCTTTGATGTTTTGCGAGTGTTATCTACGCCACCAATGTTAAACTCAAATGCCATTCTAGGGTATGTTTGGACATATGAGTTCCCTTCTGTCTTCCTATATTGGTAGACTTTATCCTGTGGTGCGTAGTGTAGAGGTACCTTAATCAACCTATCTCCTTCACGATAGATTCTCTTAACCTCAATCCCAGAGAACAGGTACCCAAAAGAAGCAACAAGAGCGCGGATAGTGCCATAGTAGTAGTGATCATAGCCAAGCATATTATTCTTCCTTAGAATGTCTTAGTGAATGGGTTATCTTTATCTTCAACGCGTAGTCCCTTCAATCCACTAACCAACTCCTCAATAATATTGTTCTCGTTTGCCACGTTATCGTTAAGATAATCAAAGTCCGCATCATGTACATCGACTGGATCGAATGAAGTGTCAATGTGTTCACCACGCATGTTCCAGTGACAGCATGAGATTTCGTAGATATCAACATAGGCACCAAATTGGGCTGGGTTGACCTTATCAATCTTTCGAACTTCAAAGATTTCGTCGAATTTTGGATTGTTTGTTTTGTGTTGCATGAAGAGGATGTCTCCACCGGCTGGTTGAACCCCATCACCAAAGACCTCTTCGAATCTATCGGTCATGCAGTGGAAAACCACTGTTGGTCTGTCCATTAGGCCGAACTTAGATGCGATACCGTTGTTATACAAGTCAAGGTCGGTTGAAGCTGCAAGGATCATTTCAATCACTCTACCTGAGCGATAATCACCATCAGTTCTACCTAACAAGTCATCGGCGTTAAAGTTCTCGCGTTGAACATAGACGATGTCCCATCCTGCCCACTGAATAATCTCTTGAGCAAGGTCGTTGTACAGTGCCTTTTCTTCGTCATTACCTAACGGGTCATGCCATTGATTTAACATGTGGATAATTCCTGAGTTTTACTTTCTATATTTAAGTCAACAAAAAAGGGGCCTAAGCCCCCTTTGTAATTGTACTAGCGCTATGCTTTTCGAATCTTATCAATCAAGTCACGAGGTGCAATATACTCGTAGACTTCTTGTGTTGGGAAGTATTCTAGTTGGTTTTTCTGAGCATATCGCTGTAACTGCATAGCATCTGCGTTACTAAACTCAATAATACCAGAGTTCTTATCGTTTTCGCGAACCTCCAATCGTGAAATCCAGCAACGTTCATTAGTAGTAGTCAAGATATAGTTCTGTAAGTGCATAGCAATAAACAAGGCACTCTGTTCCATGCTAACACCAGATGGCAACACTCGAAGGTTATAGATTGGAATATCTAAGGACTTATTGAACTCCAGAACATCTTGCAATCGAGGGTCACTTGCTTCCCATAGTGAAGTGTGATCAAACAGCCACTCTAGCCAAGCCTTAACAGGTTTGAGTGAACTAAAACCAACAACCCAACCATAACCATCAACTTCTGTTGCAGAGAATTCAAAGTGAACACTGCGTGAGTAGCCATGTGTCTTAGAGCATTGTCCTGTTCCGGGTTTGCAGCTAGAATCTGAGTCCATCCATTGTTGGTGACTGCATGGTAAGTTATTAAAACTCTTTGTAGATTTAAAGATCATATTGATTGTTCCTTTTGTTTTAAAGTTCCCATGGGAACACAACCCATTCTCCGTGAGTTTCAATTCCATAGTTTGCTATTGGGTGTTCTGTTCGATTATACTGAGTAACAGTAAAGAAGTCAACCTTTGGGTTGTTTAATGCTTGTTTAATACTGTTGATTGTTGTCCCAGAGTCGTTCATGTCATCCACAATCAACACTCGTTCAAAAGAGGAGGTTAGTTGCATTAGTTTTTCATAGTCCTTAGTAGCACCATCTCGAGTCTGCCACATAACAAAGTCAACTGGTGTTTTCATTGCGTGACTAAGCATCACAGCTGGGACTACACCTCCACGAGCAATACCAATGATCAGATCATATTGTTCGGGTTCGCATTGGTCTGCAAAGAATTGAATCTGTGTTTTAATATCATCAAATGACAAGTAGAGTTTTTCAGCCATGTTTATTTCCCAATTACGTTTGAAAAGAGTCGAATATGTGTACGATCTGCAATATAGAACCCAAGACCAATCAGCTTCTCAATAAATTGAATTGAGTATTTCTCCTGATCTTCTAATGTAGCACCAACTGGCATTGCCCAATATTCAACCTTATCCAAGTGTTTAATTTCTTCAATGTTATTAAGGAGCTCGTAGATAGCATTTTCATTTACAACGAACTTGCACACTAGCTTATCTGCTACTGTTGAATATTGTTCAATCGCCTCAGGCTTCCATGCTTTCTTTTTAGTCTCACCGCTAACACTGAACAGCTTAGGGCTTGTTGAGAACAGCCACTCAATCCCATGTTCTTGTTGAGTCATTTTCACAAACTCAATAAAGTCTTTTGAGAGGTTCTTAGTAGCATTTGTCTCAATAGTAACAAAGAGTGGGTAGTCACCAGTATCGATCATTACCTTCATAATGTTAATAATAGCATCCTGTTGCATTAGTGGTTCACCACCAGTAAAGCACATATGAATCTTATTCTTAGTGAGAGGGTGAATCCACTTCCCTAGTGGGTTAGTATCGCTAACATTATAAGACTTTAGCTTAGCAGCAATATCAACAGCAGTATCTTGGTGAACTAGGTGAGCATATTGCTTCGCCCATGAATACGAGCTATCACAGCCATAACTCCAAACTGGCAAATCTTCAACCTTTTTAATTGTACTAACATCGAACTCCTGATAAGGTAGAACATAGGTGCTTGGGTCTGTTGGGTTCTGTTGTCCAAAGCCATTACACTCTAGGTTGCACATGAAGAATCGAATCCATACACTGATGCGGCCATTGTAATGTGCTTCACCCTGAATAGTGTTGCCAAAGATTTCAGAATATCGATATTTTTTCATGGTGTTCCTTTTGGGGAGGGTGCTTTAGACTTAATTATAAGCTCTACACTGCGACGTTGTCAACCTGTGGTACATTGATGTCACTTTAGATAGATCTCGCAGTGTAGAGCTTATTTGACGTATTATAATTGAAGATATTAGGTCTTGTCAACCCAAGATTTATCTAGTTGGAAGTGTTCTGTTAATTCGCCAGGTTTCATCCATGGTTCTGTTTCATCGTATCTACTAGCAACAAAGTTCTCAGCTTCCTGAATAATTAGCTCTGCGAACTTCTCGGTGATCATTGCTTGGTTTACGAAGAATGATGGTGTGGTTCTAATCACGTGTTCATTTGCTTTAAGATAAAGCTCTTGTAGGATGTGGCTCATGATGTGTTCCTTTTTACTTCTATGTGACTATTATAACATCTAGGTGATGTGTTGTCAACTCACTTTAGAAAATTTAGTCAAAAAGAAAGGGGGAATTAACCCCCTCAAGTTTTGGGTTGAAGTTTGGCCTAGTTACTCGCTGGGCTCTCTTTTATAGTTTCTTCTGTTGTTGTAGGTTCGTCTTCTTTTAAAGCATACTGGATGCCAGTTGCAATATAAAGTGCAACAATGCCTACGTGGAGTAACAAGAACATAAGTTCATCCTCTGGTAAAATTCTTAAGACAATCTAGGTTCTAGGTCCACCAGAGTAAGCTACGCCAAGACCTTCAGTAAGCATCTGCTGATTTACTGAGGTATTATTAATAAAGATCTCTGCTAACAAGCGACCGTATTTCTCTCTACTGTCTTTTTTAGTGTTTACAACAAGTGGTTGACCTGTCAAGAGTTCATTCAGTCTATCTTTAGCCTTCTCAGCTGCTGCCTTTGCTGTTGGATCGCTTGAGTGTAGCTCTGGTGTGTTAATGCCATTGAGTCTCACTGTTTGCTTGATTGTGATATCGAATCCCAAGTCAATCACTAGATCAACTGTGTCACCATCAATTACTCGATCGAGAGTTGCATTATAAGTGTACATATTCTTACTCCTTTTATTACCTTATTAACCAAGTGTGATCATTGGAGGTGTCATCCACTTGTCCATGATTTCTTCGCGCATTCTTTCAATTTCCGCCTTTGCTTCGTCGCGGATCTGTTCACCATTAACACTGATGCCACCTGGGAGGGTTACATTAGAGAACTTGGTTAGATTTGTTCCCCACATGTAACGGATCTGCCACATAGCCATCTCCTTCACCCAAGGGTCGTTGAAGATTGAAGTATGAACTTCTGGATCTAAGGACATCCATCCCTCAATAATAATATAGTCACCTGGCTGATATAAAGACCAATCGGTAACAATCTTTAGAGCGTTTCTGTGTAGTACGAAGTTCCAGCGAACCTTGTTGCCTAAGATTGAGTTAATTTCTGCAATGTTTCGTTCAAAGTTAAGGAATCCAGTAATCCCTGCACCAGCTGCGTTATTTTGCATTATTTCAAACAAAGAGGTCACAGTAGCCTGATAAGACCAGCTTCTAGTACCTGCAATGGATGATGTATAAACTTCTTCAACCCCAGTAATATTCGAGGGGAGGACGATTTCCTTATTAGCAATTTCTGAGTCGCTTAATTGGTGACTAAGGTAGACCTTCTCTGTTGCATTGTAATGATATTGTCTGTACAGATCTAGCACATCTTTAAACTTTGCCATTGCCTGTTCGGGTGTAACGTTAACACGAACCACAGGTGAGCCAAGCATTAGCTTACAGTAGTCGAACAATTCATCGTAGGTTGTAATATTAGCCATTGAACCCTATCCTTTAGATTTGAGTTGCATTATAGATATGCTTCTTAAGAGTATTCGTAATAATATCCCCATCAGTTAGTGATCGGTTAGCTCTAGACCATACGGCATCAGCGATTTGATCTAGTGTGTATGAAGGACCACCACTGCCACCTGCAGTATTAACTGTGATTGCTTGTACCGGTTGTTGATAGTTGACACGGACAATAAAGTCACCAATTGTGTTTAAGAATGGGTCACCGCCACCTGAGACAAGAAGAATACCATCTGTAACTGTTAAGGTGTGATTAGCCTCTTGGGGTCTAATTCTCCAACCATTTGTTAAGAATGCGTAGATTGGGATGCTTGTACCGGCAGCGGCATCAATGATGTCTCCACCTACTGTTAAGAATGCGGGTAGGAATTTTTGGTTTCCTTCATCACTAATAAACCAATCAACCCATCTGCTATATACATCCCTAACAGACATAGCAACTACTCCGGTATTGAGAGTAATAACTTTATTAATTCCATCAAATGTATAAGACATTAAGTAACCTTGATTTCTGTTTGTGTTCTATTTATGCCAACAAAAACCCCCAATTAAGGGGGTGAATGTTATATTAGTCTACCCTGTTGGATATATAATTATCCAATATAAGA